AAGAATACACACATGAAGCACCTCGAAGATCTTGTCCTCGATGGTGGAGTGAAAGGTGCACGTGAAGCAATTAACGCGCTTAGATCATTAAGAGATATGTTAGCAGGAAATTCTAAGTCTTCTACTGACGTTACAGTGAAATGGGACGGCGCTCCCGCTGTATTTGCTGGTGAAGATCCACGCGATGGTAAATTCTTTGTCGCTAAGAAAGGAGTTTTTAACGCTGATCCTAAGGTATATAAAAGCCATGACGACATTGATGCTGATACTCAAGGTGACCTGAACAAGAAACTAAAGATGGCATATGATAACCTAAAAGATTTAGGTATTAAACAAGTCATACAAGGTGACTTCATGTACGATAGAGGCGATCTTAAGAAGCAAAAGATCAATGGAGAATCATACATTACGTTTCATCCAAACACTATATTATATGCAGTTCCTGTTGATTCAGATCTAGGCAAAACAATTGCTAGGTCTAACATTGGTATCGTATGGCATACTGTTTATACAGGTGGATCATTTGAGAATATGTCAGCTCAGTTTGGTAAGTCAATAGTTAGGACGCTTAAGTCATCTAATAAAGTTTGGATGATTGATGCAACTCTAGATGATATGTCTGGTACTGCTATTATGACTGCATCTGAAACTGCAGAAGTGACCAAATCGCTATCTAATGCTGGTAAGATATTTAATAAGATTTCAGCATCAACGCTAAAAGAAATCGAATCAGAGAAAGAACTTAACCTTATAATCAATACATATAATAACACTAAAGTGAGAGCAGGTCAACGCATAACTAACACTAAGTCTCATGCTAATGGTCTTATTGACTTCGTTAATACACGTTACTCTAAAGCCATTGATAAACTAAAGACCGAAAAGGGTAAATCTAGAAAGGCCAATGCCCGTGACGAACTTATTGCTAAATTCTTTAATAAGGACAATCTAAAGAACCTAACAATGGTATTTGATCTACAGAATGCTATCGTAGACGCCAAGCTGGCCCTTATAAATAAACTTAATACGTTATCAAATATAGACACCTTTGTAAAAACAAAGGATGGATTTAAAGTAACTAATCCAGAAGGGTTTGTTGCTATTGATCGAATAGGTGGTGGAGCTGTTAAACTCGTTGATAGACTTGAGTTTTCATCTAACAACTTCTCAAAAGATATTATAAAAGGGTGGGATTCCCCAACAAGGTAAAAAAACTATGGACTTTAAATCGTTTAAAGAAATACTACAAGACGCTGACGGCAATATTGATGAAGCGTTAACAATGCAACAAAGACTTAAAAGAAAAGTAGCATTTAAAAAAGCTAAATCTAAAATTGCACTTGGTAGAAAGAAAGCAGCAAAGCGACTTGCGTCCCCTGAGAAACTTAAAGGACGCTCTGAAAAGAAAGCTCGCGCAGTCTTTATTAAGAAACTGCTTAGAGACAAAGATAAGACTGAGTTATCATTTGCTGCTCGACAAGGCTTAGAGAAGAAGCTAGATCGTAAGAAAGCTGCAATTAAAAAGTTAGGTAAGAAGCTATTACCTGGCGTACGTAAAGCAGATAGAGCAAAACTTTCTAAGAATAAAGACAAATAGGAAACAATAATGACGTTTCGTTCATTTAGTGATTTTATATCCGAAGAAGTAAAAGAAGTATCATTCGTATTTGGTAGATTTAACCCACCAACAAACGGTCATGAGAAACTATTCGATGCATTAAAGAAGAATTCTAAAGGTACATTTAGAATCTATGCATCCTTTTCTCAGGACGCAAAAAAGAACCCGTTATCTCATAAGGATAAGGTTAAATTCTTGCGGAAGATGTTTCCTAAGTATGCTCGTAATATTATGGCGGATAAAGATGCGCGCAACGCATTAGAAGTATGTTCTAAGTTATACGACCAAGGCTTCAATAAAGTAACAATGGTTGTTGGTGATGATCGTCTAAAAGAGTTCAATAGACTACTCAATAGATATAATGGTGAGAAAGGTCGACATGGATTCTATCAGTTTGAAGATGGAATTAATGTTGTTTCTGCTGGCCAAAGAGATCCCGATGCAGAAGGCGTATCTGGAATGTCAGCGTCTAAAATGAGACAAGCCGCTGTTGACAATGACGTAGTAACATTCGCTAAAGGCATGCCATCTGGGTTTAAAGATGTAAAGGATCTATTCGCCGCAGTACGCAATGGTATGGGTCTTAAAGAAGAACGAGCACATATACAACTAAAGCACGTATCTGATATACGTGAATCATACGTTGCTGGCAGATTATTCGCTGAAGGTGATAAAGTTACTGTAAAGGAATCACAAGAAACTGCAACTATTGTTATGACTGGTGCTAATTACCTAATGCTAGAATTTGCTAATGGTGAAAGAAAACGCACTTGGTTGGATCAAGTTGAACTAGTAGAAGCAAAGGTACGTGTTACTAAGATATACCATACATCGTTTCAAAAGACCCGTCCTTTCAGTAACCCAATGTGGTTTGCCGTAGATATTAAACATGCAGTAGATGGTTGGTATGTTAATGCAATGGACAATCATAATAGTGGATTCATATATGAAGCTAAACCTAAAGGCGAACTTGCACAAGAAGATGATGCTAAAGTAAAGACACTATTCAAAGACGCTAAACTGAATATGTCTGATTACATTGTTGATTTAGTTGAGAATCCTACTCCTAAAGAAGTATTGTCAATGAAGGAAACACAATTGCTAATCGACAATGGATATAGTGGTTTTGTTTATAGTGATTACGATCCAAGAAACTTCAATAGAGATGCACCAGCCTTACTGATGTTCGATGCAAAGAAAGATACTGCTCCATGGAAATTAATAAAGGATTCTACAAAGATTAAAGAATCAGTCGAAATTAACGAAGATAAAGAACTATCTAAGGCTGACTTAGATAACGTTGAAAAGTTTGCAGATAAACTATTTGCTAAGCTTGGTATTGATGTTGAATTCACTCGCCATTTTTTAGATCGAGTCAATGATACCCGCAATAGGAAACAAATTACACAATCTGAATTAATTCGCTTATTTAAACAAGCTCATAGGAAACATGGTAAGGCTATAGTTAAAATGGGTCCAGATGCTGAAGCTGTTCTTAATGATATCAAGACTAATATTAATATGCCATTCGTTCTTGTTTGGAATGGTAAAGAATTAGAAATGGTTGCTAAGACAGTAATGCGTAAGAAGAACTTTGGTACTTCTGATCCTAAGTTACAGGTTGAAGCTCTTGATGTAGGCACTAAGGAGATTGTAGACACATACGCTAAACATACTCCTGGTCAAGGTAGGAAGTTTAAAGGCTTTAGAGCTGTTATGGATAATATCGAGAAAGACCAAAATGAGTTTGAAGAACCTATAACCGAAAAGCTATCTGATTGGTTAATAGATGACAAAATGGTTAGAGCTATTGATAGATTAACGCATCCACGTAAATACAAGAATGCAGTTCGATTCTACTTAGATATGCGTAAGAAGACATCAGGTGATGTTGATAATGCTGAAAAAAGTATGAAGAAAGCAGCTAAGGTAACTGGTACAGATTACAGAAGTTTATCTAAAATATTTCATGATATGGTTAAAAAAGGTGACCTACCTAAGCACCTCGCGTTTGAATCTACTATAAATAATATAGCTGAAGACGTTGGCGATGCAGTCAAAACGACATTGAAGGCGAAAGCAGAAAAATCAGGTATATCGTATTCTATACTTAAAACAGTATTTGAACGTGGTGAAGCAGCTTGGCAGTCTGGTCATAGAGCAGGAACTAATCCTACACAGTGGGGTTATGCAAGGGTTAATAGTTTCATTGCTAAAAAGCCTGGTACATGGGGCAAAGCAGATAAAGACTTAGCTGATAAAGTACGAGCAAATAAGAAATAATTATGAAATCATTTAAAGAACACTGCTGTAACGAATGTGTAGATCAATATGTAGATATTATTGAGGCTGCAGAATATAAGGGAAGAAAGGTAAAACTGAATGATCCCTTCAGAGCTGAAAAGGGTTCTGACAGCAAATTTCATGTATATGTGAAAAATGAAAAGGGTAACGTTATACGTCTTGGGTTTGGTGATCCGAACATGGAAATCAAGAGAGACGACCCCGCTAGATTAAAGTCATTTAGAGCAAGGTTTGGATGTGATAAAGATCCAGGTCCTAAATGGAAAGCAAAATATTGGTCTTGTAAGTTCTGGCAAAAAGGAAAGAGTGTAGGAGACCTACTAAAATAATAAGAAGTATCTCATAAGGAGCAATAGCAATGGATAAGTATGATTCAAAGTTACATGAATCAAATATGCAGGCCACCGACGCGAGAGTTACACGAGTAGAGTCATTTATTGATAAGGTTCGTGAAGATCTAGAAGAAAACACAATACATACTGTAAAAGCGACAAACGAACTAGAGAATATCAAGAGTTGGAGTAAGAAACATAGCGAAGATTTACAGTCAATTGCTACTAAAGTAATAGAAATCGAAAAGTCAATGAGTAAGAATGATGGTTCGAGCCAAGTTATAAATAAAGTAGTACTGATGTTCATAGTTCCAGTAACGATCACAATGTCTGGTGTATTAGTCACTGGCTTAATAAATTATTTAATAGGAAAATAACGGAGTAACACAATGAGATTTAGCGATAAAGCAACCCTTTCAATTGCAGAAGCTGTTCAAGCTGTAATTGAAGGATTACAAGATGCAGATTTAGATGAAAGTAGAATGAGCGAGTTCCATGCGATGATGAAAGATGGCAAATCTGCTGCTGAAATCGCTAAAGCTCTCAAGCTTGACGTAAAAACAGTAAAGACTCTTATGAGTGAAGATACACAACCTACTGAATTAGAAGCTGTTACTGAAGCTAAAGTTAAAAAGTTATCTTCAAAAGAAGAAGCTGCTGTGCTTAAGTTGATCAGCAAGACAAAGACTACTAAAGAGGCAGCCGCTAAGGTGGCAAAGGAAATGAAAATTTCTGACAAAGAGGCATCTGCTGTCGTTAAGATGGTTATGTCTCAATATGAGTCAGCTGAAGTTGCTGAAGATGTTGTCGAGTCAGTTGTTATTTCTGAAGAAGACAAGCAAGCTAAATACCAAGCATTCTTTAAGAAAGCAATGAAGAAGTTTGGTATAGATGATATTACTGATCTTAAAGGCGACAAAAAGAAAGAGTTCTTCGATTACGTTGATGATAACTATGAAGCTGAAGGTGAAGTTGATGAAGTAGCAGAGCCAGAAGCTGAAGGCGAAAAGAAGTTTAAAGCACTACATAGCGTTAAGGTTTCAGAAGAGACTACTGAAGTCGACGAGGCTGCAAAGGAAAACTGGATTGATGGTGTTAAGTACCAGAAAGAAAAGAAAAAGAAAGGTTTTAATAAAGCTGATTGGGAATGGAATTCATCTAAACAGTTATATAAAAGAGTTAATGAATCAGTTGTTCTTGATGAAAACCAAGTTATGAGTGCTCGGTTTAAAGTAGGTGATATGCCTAACAGCGATTTGTTTACTTCTATAGAAAAGTTAAAAACTGCTAAGAAAAAAGCAGAAGCTCAAAAACCAAAAGTTTCTGATCTTACTTTAGTTAAGTCTCTTAATGATGTTATACGTGAAATAGATAAAACAATTAAAGATGCTGAAAAGGTACAAGCTACTGCATCTAATGCAATCGCTAAAGTTGCACCATCTATTAAGAGAACATTCGAGCTTTTAAGTAGAAAGAAATACTTAGTTAATTCAACTGAAGTAGAAGGCGATACCATTGCTGAAGCTGCGACGAAAGTAATTGTTTCAGTCGAATTGTGGAATGGTAAAAAGATGAAAAAGTCTTTTAAGAAGCAATCAGCAGCAGAAGCGTTTATAAAGAAAATGCAAGATGAAGAAGATGTTCGTGGATACAATATGTATGCAGAAGGTCTTGATGAACTACACGCTGAAGCAATTGTAGAAGGCGCTAGCGATAAGATTGCAAAGCAAATGGTTGTTTTAAATACTAAAATCGATCAAATTAGAGGCGATATACAGTCAACTAAAGCTGCTCATCGAGATAACGATATCGATAACGCTAAATTTAAAAAGCTAGATAATGAACATAATAAGCGCTTATCAAAAGCTGAAGCCGAGCTTGATAAATTGTTTGCTAGGTTTAAATCTGTTAAAGAATCTATTGATCTTGATGAACTACATTGTGATGCTGTCGAACTTGATGAAGCCTTTAAACGAATTCCTGGCAATATGATCAATGGTGAATTACCTAGAGCAGCAATGGATCTCGAATCAGTATTAAGAGGTTTAAAAGCTGGTAATGATTTTGACGAAAAGGCTTTCAACAAAGTTTTGGCTGCATTAAATAACGTTAAAAAGTCAGCTAAAAGTTTTAAAAGCGCAGACGATGTTACAATGCCATATCAATACCGTGCTGATCCACGATACAAGAAAGAATCAGCTGAATTAGTAGGCGAAGAGTTATCAGAAGCAATGACTGCCTCAGTCGAGTTATTAGAAGCAAAACCATCTACTGTTATTGTTCTTAGGATGCCTATGGAACTCTTTAATAAAGCAGGTCAAACCTTTAGAGCAACTGCTCCAGAAAAGCATAAAACGACAGTAGTTGCAGCTTCTAATGATAGGTATTTTGCTATCGCAGGCGAACCTAAAGACTTAGAGAAAATGTTGAAGACCGATCCGTTGCTAAAAGGCAAAGTAGATGTTGACGCGGTCATGGCGACAGCTGTTAAGTTTACCGGTAAGGAAACGTTTTTCCGTCAGAAGGGTGCAAACTTTAAGAACTAATAGCTGAAGTCATGTATATATAATATATGATTAAACTATTTGACACATTAAGTAAAGACAACTTTGAACTCTTCGCAGCACAAAACTACGAGAATCTACAAGCAACTGAGGTAGATGAGTTCAGAGATGATCTTAATAGGTTTAAATACCTTAAGCGCCTCTTGCGAAGATACTCCTCTAGTGGAGATCTTCAAGAGAGGCTTATTCTTAACCACATTATTGTTATATACAACGTATTTGGTATAGAAGCAGCAAATAAGATGCTTTGGTTTAAGACTGATGAAGAACATTATTCAGTTATAAAGCCATTCTTAATATTCTTACACTACCTACCAGAAGATGTATACGTTGAGGTAGGAATGGACACTGATGTAATAAACGCATTGAGAAACTTATGATACGATTAAATGAAAATGCCTTAAGCCGTAGTGCAGACTTCTTTTACGCATTACGATTTTTAAGACTACTAACGACTGATTGGAAAGATACAAACGCGTTTAAGTTTGGTATAGTTGACGAAGCTGGTAAAGTATTAAAGAAAGCAAAGGATCTTAAAACATCTGAAGAGAAGGCGACATATACTGTATTTCATCGACTTGTATTTAATCTAAAACGATTATTAAATAAAGTACCTGGTGGTAAGAGCAAGCTAGCATCATATGCTTCAGCTCTATTCCTTATAAAGGAAAATACAAAACTTGGAGATGATAGTATCATAGCAGTCATATCTGAGGTCACATCTCTAGATCATAACCTAGTCGAATCTAATTGGTTCGAAACAGAAGATTCAATAAACGAAGGCACCTATACGCTAAAACGTGATGCAGTATCTATTGTAACAGGTGAAACTATAGCACTCAAAGGCACTCACGTTATTGTCGAAGACAAGACAGAAGCAATTAACTTTCTAGGTGCTAGGATATACATTTTAAAACATAAACAGACAAACCAAATGGTATGTGTCGCGAGTGAGGATCTAACACGATGAAAACACTAAAGGAACTAAGAGAGTCATTTATGTCTCTTAGGGATGATACTACTACAGCTAATGTTGCTGGTTTCGCTGAGCCGTTTAAGCACGAAAAGAAGAAGAAGAAGAAGCAATACGACGGTCGAACTAAGGAAGGCAAGAAGTTCGTAGAGCGTATGCTCAGACGAAGAGATAAGAAATTAGAGGAAAAAGATAAAAAATAACAGTTTACAAATTGATGAAAAGGTGATATAATAACTATTATGTTTAATACAATAAGTAACGTTAAAATGATGGTCATCGGAGTAGCTCTTACTGTAGCAGCTCTTGGTGGCCTTTCTTTGTATTTGTATATTGATCATCTACAGGATGAGCTCCAAGAGCAACTGATGGTTAATACTGCAAACCAAGTTAAAATAGAGACACAAGATAGGACAATAGATAGGATACAAAAGGATTTTAAAAAGCAAACGGATTCGCTTAATACGGTCATAAAGAGAAATAATGAAATTCGAGCAGAGATAGCTCGATATCTTGAGATATTCAAGAAGCATGATCTAACTAAACTTGCTGCCGCTAAGCCAGGGTTAATAGAGAATAGAGTAAATAAGGCGACTAAAAATGTATTTGATCAAATCGAAACTGATAGTACTTTTAGCGACAATACTGTTTCTAAGTAGTTGTGCTGGAGTAAAACCTATTCAGATAAGGACTGTTGAAGAGACTACACCAATTCAACATCCAAATCTACCAAATCCAATTAAGCTCCAAGATATTGAGTGGCACGTTATCACTGAAGACAATCTTGACGAGTTCATTCAGATGCTCAAAGATACAAAATCACACGTTGTATTCTTTGCTATCACACCCGATAATTATGAGGTTATGGCATATAACCTACAAGATATTCGCAGATACATTAAGGAACTTAAAGAGATTATAGTCTACTACAAATCTATATCTGAGGATTGATTATGTTAGTTAGTGATCTTGGTATTTTAGCAGCTAAGTTATCAATGTGTTCCTATTACAAAATTGATAGAATAAAACGACATGCCGTTAACTTAGGTTTTGAATCTAAAGACGTCAAGCTTATATCTAATTCTGGTTCAGAATGCGTTATAGTATCTAATGACAGTCAAGTATGGATAGTCTTTAGAGGAACTAACGATAAGAAAGACCATATATCAAATCTTCACTTTGCTAAAACTAAGAACTCTCTTGAAATACACATAGGGTTTAATTCTAGACTAGATAAAATACTACCTGAAGTGCTAGAAGAAATAACTAAACATGTAAGTAAAGATGTATACTTTGCTGGTCATTCACTAGGTGGGGCTATGGCTCAAATAGTTGCAACTATGGCGACTAATATCAAGTCAACATGTTTCACGTTTGGTTGTCCTAGAGTAGGAACAATATTGTTCTCTGCTAAAGCTCAACATGTAAATCATTATCGATTCGTTAACTGTACTGATCCAATAACTGTTATGCCACCGCGTTTCTTTGGTTTCGTTCATCACGGTAAAGAGATATACTTCAACTCTGACGCAGACATGCAAACAAAACCTAGTCTAATTAGTAGATTAAACGATATATACACTGATCTATTCATCCATAAGTTGTTCCTGAAGAAGCACCGAATTAAGTTATATATAAAGAATATAATGGTAAATAAACAGGAAATCGACGATGCCTTTTCTACTCACGATACTTAGATCTATACTAATTTCATTTATATCGACTAGTGCCTTTAGGTACTTAAGGCAAACACGAATAGGCATCAAATTAGAACAGTCATTAATGAAAGCTCTATCGTATGTCTCGTCAAAACTAGATCTAGCATTCCTAAAACGAGACGCAAAATTCCCTAAACATTACCCCAATACACATAAACGTATCAGTGATCTTGAAGAGAAGATTGCCATCCTCGAAAAAATAAACAAATAAAACGTTTACAAACACCACTAACTATGATATAATATCCTTCTAAATCGGATATAGGGTTCTTACATGCAATTTAACGTAACAAAACGAGATGGTTCTATCCAACTCTTCGACATTGATAAAGTACATAAGGTATTAGAATGGGCTACTGAGGACGTCACTGGTGTGTCGATCAGTGAAATAGAGCTCAAGGCCAATATACAACTATATGACGGAATCTTAGCCGATGACATTCATGAACTTCTGATTAAATCTGCAGCAGAGCAGATATCAGAATCGACTCCTAACTATCAGTATGTTGCTGCTCGTCTTATTAACTATAAGATACGTAAAGAAGTATATGGTCAATTTGAGCCATGCAGTTTAGTAGAATTAATAGAGAAGAATGTAAAACGTGATGTTTACGACAGTGCAATATTAGATAACTATACTGTTGATGAACTTGCCCACTTGAATGACTATATTAGGCATGACAGAGATAATTCATTTACTTATGTTGGTATGGAACAATTTAGAGGTAAGTATCTAGTACAAGATCGTAAGAATAAAGAACTATTTGAATCTCCACAAATGTTGTATATGATGGTTTCTGCTACTTTATTTAGCAAACAAGAAGATCAAAGATTAGACTATGTTAAAGCATATTATGATGCAATAAGCCAATTCTATATTTCTTTGCCTACTCCAATTATGGCTGGAGTTAGAACATCAACTAGACAATTCTCATCATGTGTATTGATTGAATCTGGAGATAGCTTAGATAGCATTAACGCGACTGCTACTTCGATCGTTAAATACATATCAAAGAAAGCAGGAATTGGAGTTGGTGTAGGTTCTATTAGAGCAGCTGGAGCTAAAGTTGGCGATGGTTCTGTTGTACATACTGGACTTGTTCCATTCTTAAAGTATTTTCAAAGCGCGGTTAAGTCATGTAGCCAAGGTGGAGTTCGTGGTGGAGCAGCTACGATGTATATACCAGTATGGCATTACGAGTTTGAAGATCTAATTGTACTAAAGAATAATAAAGGTACTGAAGAGAATCGTGTTCGTCATATGGATTACGGTTTCCAGTTTAACGAGTTAATGTATACTAGACTTTTGACTGGTGGAGATATTACATTCTTTGATCCTAATGATGTTCCTGGATTGTATGAAGCATTCTTTGCAGATCAAGAGAAATTCGAAAAACTATATACTAAATACGAGCGCTCAAAATCAATTAGAAAGAAAACAATGCCAGCTCTTGAAGTATTCTCTATTGTATTAACAGAACGTAAAGAGACTGGAAGAATATACATACAAAACGTTGATCATGCTAACGATCATGGGTCATTCTTACCCGAAGTAGCACCAATTAGACAATCAAATCTTTGCGCTGAAATCGATTTACCAACCAAGCCAATGAATTCATACACCGATGAAGAAGGTGAGATTAGCCTATGTACCTTAAGCGCAATCAATTGGGGTCTTATTAATGATCCAGCTGAATTTGAGGTATATTGTGACCTAGCAGTTCGTGGCCTTGATGCATTGCTTGATTATCAGGACTATCCACTAATTGCAGCCGAAGTAGGCACAATGGGTCGTAGACCTTTGGGTGTAGGTATCATTAACTTTGCATACTTTTTAGCAAAACGAGACCTTGGTTATAACGAAGGTGCGTTTAAAACAGTAGATAAATATGCGGAAGCATGGTCATATTACCTTATTAAGGCATCTGCCGATCTAGCAGAAGAAGTTGGCGCATGTAAATGGAATAACGAGACTAAGTATTCTCAAGGCATCTTACCTATTGATACATATAAGGATTCCGTTGATGATTTGGTTCAGCACAAAGAACGAATGCCTTGGAAATCATTAAGAAAACAATTAAAGAGAACTGGTATACGAAACTCAACTCTGATGGCACTGATGCCCGCTGAAACTTCAGCACAAATTAGTAATAGTACTAATGGCATCGAACCACCTCGAGCACTTGTATCATATAAACAGTCAAAGGATGGTGTAATGGCACAGGTTGTTCCTGGTCATCCACGCCTCAAAAACAAGTATGATTTACTTTGGGATCACCAAAGCCCAGAGAATTATTTAAAAATATGTGGTATCTTACAAAAGTATATAGATCAGGGAATAAGCGCTAACACGTCATATAACCCAGAGTTCTTTGCTGACAATAAGATACCAATGTCAACTCTAATTACAGATTTGGTAACATCCTATCGATTCGGTCTGAAGCAATTGTACTACATGAATACTCATGATGGCGCAGGCGATAAGGAAGAAGAAGGACAACCAGATTTGGAAGCATTACTCGCAGATCTTCCAGATGATGAAGACTGTGATGGATGTACAATATAACAGGAATTATAATGGGAAAGAATAAAAGCCACCTCCATCGGAACATGTTTCTAGATGGAAGTGTAGACATACAACGATTTGACGAGGTTAAGTACCCGGCAATCGATAAAATAACACGCAAGCAAATTGGATTCTTTTGGGTTCCAGAAGAGGTGGATGTATCTAAAGATAAGAAAGACTTTAGAGATCTAAGCGATCACGAGCAACATATCTTTACTAGTAACCTTAAGCGTCAAATCTTATTGGATTCAGTACAAGGTAAAGAGCCAGCTCTTTCATTTGGTCCTATTGCCTCATTACCTGAGATTGAAACTTGGCTAATGACGTGGTCATTCTTTGAAACAATTCATAGTAGATCATACACTCATATTATTCGTAACGTATACCCTAATCCATCTGAAGTATTTGATTCTATTATGACAAATGCCGAGATTGCTGACTGTGCTGATGATATTACTAAGTACTATGATTCATTAACCGAAGCAAACAATAACGATTCAATTGATCTATATGAGCATAAGAAATGGTTATATATGGCTATGCTTTCAGCTAACGCATTAGAAGGTATACGGTTTTATGTTTCATTCGCTTGTTCATGGGCATTCGCTGAACTTAAAAAGATGGAAGGTAATGCTAAGATTATTAAGTTCATTGCCCGCGATGAGAATGTACATTTAGCATCAACTACAATGATTATTAAGAACCTTATTAAAGAAGATAAAGACTTTGCTAAGATCGAAATTGAATTGGCTGATTCTGCATCAATGTTATTTGTTAATGTTATTGAACAAGAGAAGGCTTGGGCTGAATATCTATTTAAAGATGGTTCTATCATTGGTCTTAATGAGAAACTATTAAGCGATTATGTTGAATGGATTGGTGCTAAACGAATGAGAGCTCTAGGCATTGATTGTCCATATAAGGTATCTCGCGACAACCCATTGCCTTGGACTAATAAATGGATTGGTGGTGGAGACGTACAAGTTGCACCTCAGGAAACAGAAGTGCAGTCATATGTAATTGGTGGCATTGATAATGATGTTAAAGAAGATTCATTAAAAGGGTTAAAATTATGATCACGATCTACGGTAAAGATAATTGTAAGTTCTGCGATGCCGCAATTCAAATATGTAAGATGAAGTCAATGTCATATACATATTTAAAGTTAGATGAAGACTACACTAAACAGGAACTAGTTGAAAAGTTTCCTAGTGCTAAAACATTTCCACAAATAACCATGGACGGCGATCATGTTGGTGGCTTTCAGGAGCTCAAAAAACAACTGATGATAAATATATAACTAAAACAATTAAAATAACAAGGAATCAATCGTGTCATACCCTAAACCAAGTAAAATCTCAAATAGCTACACAAGTTTAATTAAAGCGGATAGTCTTGACGCAACAAATAATGGTGCGGTTGGCTGGTCTATATTTTCAGAACTCGACAGCTCACTTGAGCTACAACTAGACAGTGAGCATGCAGTAAATAATGAAAATTGTATTAAGTTTACTCATACAGCAGGAAACGCTTCAGCTGCTGATAGCCAAATTGAAGTACGTCGTCAGCTAGAAACTTCCTTTGATCTAACAAATGCAAAATCAATAGGCATTAAGGTCTTTATTGAAGGTAATGAAGGTGAAGAAAACGAAAAATTAGATTTTATTGGCTATAATGGCTTAGAATTTAGACTTAACACTTTAAATGGTGGAACATCATTCGGTGCAAATTATAGACTTTTTAGATTAGGTCGTGGCTACTCTTGGACTAACTCAAGCAATAGAAAACTAGGACATCAATGGTTAAATATATATCTTGATGAACATATTTCTGAGTTTGGTGGATTTGACATAGCTAATGTTGACGGAGTAACATTATCTCTATCCTCTTCGTTAACACATAGTGGTACTGCTAATCAGCAGGTTCTCACCGATGACTCTCAGAACTGGAAGATTGATGAATTAGTAGGTTTAACTTTAGTTAATGCGACTGATGGATCAACTCGCCTAGTTACTTCTAATACTCCAAATACTGTTACTTCTACTATCGTAACTAGTGGAACCGGAGACGACTGGGATAATGGTGATGACTACTATTTCCTTGATGCTGAAGGAGAAGCAGTACCTTCTCAGATTAGATCTCTTACAATGCATATCGAAGAGATTGTAGTCGATCCTAAGAACACAAACTTAAAGCCTAAAATCGCAATAACATTTGACGACGCGATTGATTCAGATTATAGTATAGCCTTCGCTAAGATGGCACCTCTTGGTATTAAAGGTGGATCTAATTTAATATACGATCGAGTAACGAATCCAAGATCTGCTGGTAAAATAACATTAGATGAATTAAAAGAAATGCATGATAGTGGGTTATGGGCAGCACAATACCATTTCATTGCTAATCACGATAATTTTATCTTTATAGACAATACTCTAAGTGAAACACACCAACAAGATGTTAAATTTCAAGCAGCAAACTTAGTAAGTCCACAAACCAGAAAAGATGCAATGGCTGGTTGGTTTAGATGGTGCGAAGATAATGGGTTTACACAAGGTATTAGGACAGGAGCATATCCTCAAAGCCAGCACAATCTTCAAATTAGACAAGAACTCTTTGATGGTGGTTTTACTAGCTTTAGAGCTGGTTTAGGTAAAGGTGATATGTCTAACAATGGTTCTCATTCTCCTCTGTTAACAACTAACACATACGGCATTGATGATCCTATGCGTTTGATTTCATATAAGTATAACCCCGATTCATACGCAGACACTACATGGGATCCAGCGAACCCTGATGCTATTACAACTCAGTTTCAAGATATGTTGACTGATGCTGTCGAAACTGGCACCGATATGATCATAGCATACCATCTTATAAAGGATAATCCTACAGCTGCAAACAATATTGATGTTCCTACAGCTCGATTTAATGCTCATATGGATTTATTAAAATCGTATTCTGACCAAGGTTTAATCGATATAGCATGGCAACATGAGATCGTTAATGGTAAAACAACGAACTTAGTCGATCATAAGCTATCGTCAACGAATCCTAACGAATTTAGTGTATCTAATCTAGAGCTTGAGGGTCAACCAACTCGAACCTTTACTTCTGGTTTATGGGTATCAGAACATAACCCAACTTTACATGTTGTTATATCGTCAGCAACAATACATAATGGTGTTTGTCGAATTACAGGTGTAGCAGATGGATCGTATGAGACTGTCGAAGGCACATTAACATTGATAAATGGTAAAGAAGTGTTAGTATTTAATAACGTAACACTATAAGTAGAATAATTAATATAACACGGCTCCCGCCTCTTGCTCATTTGCAACGCGGGAGTTCTTATATATATAATACAATACAATGGAAGCTCTAAAACATGTATAACATAATAAAGGCATTAAACGCAAGACGTAGTCCTAACGTCGATCTTACTAAGGTGGCAGTAGTGTATGATACTACTATAGCAGGTGAGCAGGCACTATGTGAAGCTTATATGACGGCTCGTGGTATCCCTTCGACACATCTATATGGTATCGCTATTGGTACCACATATGACGGCGCAACTATTGGAACTATGAGGACTGCGTTTTTAACAGCGTTAGGTGACTATTTCGTTACTAACTCTATTGAAATGGTAGCAACAGGTCCAAACTCTCCGCTATTAATAGGCGATAGTGGGTGGGATAATCTTGGTATTTCTTTCTCGAGTTTATGCGGACAGGCTTTAAAGCACTCAACTCTCTTTGAAGGTAGTCCTGTAACAACGTGGAATTCGTCTGATAATTTAAAAGATGATACATACTACCCTGAAGCTGGCGGAATCAGCGCAAGAGAAGAAAACCTTGCGAACAGATCATCTTTAGAGAACTATAATTATGTTAAAGACCAAGATGATTTAATTGAAGTCGGTGGCTTAGACATAGAGGCATTCCAACAAGGCAATCCTAATCCTGCTATTGGTCAAATAGTCATAGATCAAGGACGTACTCAGGATATAAATGGTAATCTATGCATTGCCTTACCTAATTTCCGTATAGGGTTTCACAAAGAATCTAATGCTAACGTATCTATTACAGCACAACAGATTACAGATATGGTAACTAACTCAATGGCTCTTGCAAACACGAGGGCATACCATAAAGCAAATACAAACGTAACTGTTGTAGCTAATGGTCGCACAAGCCGCATTAGTAACTTCTCTGGTACATATGCCCACTATATAGTCGATCAGATGGGTTATACCAATAACATCTTTGGTTTTCGTTCTGATACAGCAGGTAATGACTATTTGAGTACAATAGGAACTAATACAGGTATAGCTAAGTATAATGGTACTTCAGCTGCCGCTGATTTTAGTATAGATAAAGATTCTCCCATTGGTGGTGCTAGTACTACTACTTTCCGAACCCCTAAC